GAATTTGTTGGTTGTCCTGAAGCTGCTAATTCTAAATTTGCTTTTCTTAATTTGGTTACTTCATCAATAACCATAGGAATATTGTTTGATATTGCCATAAACCCAGTTTGAACTGAATTTGCAAATGCTGGCATTTCTCGTGTAATATTGTTGATTGAATATTGAAGTGTATTAAACTTTTGAGCTGATTGTCCAGCAGTATTTGATACTTTATTTAACTGGTCATTAAAAGTATTTAATTGCTCTGTTGCGAATGCACCTTTATTAGCTTTGCCTACGTTTCCTAAATCTTGTCCAGTCTTATTTATACTATCTTGTATTTTCTTTTGACTATTAGCAAAATCGTCAGCGTTTTTTTTAGAGTTTGCAGCGTTTTTACTATCCGTTGCACCTAAATCTTCTAATTTATTTATAGTAGGTTGTAATGCTGCGTCATCGACAACAATCTTTATCCTTACATTATCTAATGCCATTATTTATCGGATTTTGGAAGACTGTTAATATAGTCTTCTAACAAAAGATTGTATTCATAAACCGATAATTTATTTATATCGTTTATGCTAATGTTACTTGCTTTTGCAAGTCTAATATTTTGAAGAAATCTGTTTTCTTCTGTTCGTCGAATAACAGATACGAAAGACTCTGTATTTGTTTCTCGGTTATCTGTTCCCCCACCGTCGTATATGCTCGAAAATCTTCTTCTGGCATATTGGAATAAGGATTGTAATTCTTTAGCTGCTGCGATAAAAAAAAAGCGTCTAATTTATTTTCTTTCCACTTTGCTATTTTCTTCAAATTGTACTTGTAATTGTACTCGTATGGTAGTTCGTTTTCGTCAAAAAATACAACTGAAGCCAGTTTCATTATTATTTCACCCTCCACTATTAATTCTAATCGTTCTTTCAGAAACATATTTAATCGTGCAAGTTCGGTTATTTTAATATTCTTTTTATCGTTTAAAATATTATCTACTGCGGTTGTGTGTGCTAATAAATATTCTCTTGTACACCGCATTGAAAGTTCGTTATAAAAAGCGTTTGCTACAAATGCTCTACCAGAAGCCAAACTAAAAATATCTTCAAATTGATAATACTGAACGCCATTACAAATAAATGCTGGAACGATTTTGTGTTCCGTCTTTATTTGAAATATAGGTTTATTTGTTAGCTTTGATTTTATTCTTTTCCAAAAACTCATAAAAGTCAGTATAAAAATTATTCGCCCCTCCAGTTTTTCCGTCTATTTCATATAAATCATTTTTTGGGTATAACTTAATCTTTAAGGTTGCATTGTTCATATGTCGGTACTGTTCATTGTATTTACCGCCACAATTACACGACTTAAACATATAAAAACCGTTCTTAATTAAAGTTTCTTTCATTCAATTAGCTTGTAAATTATGTATTGAAAACCAGCTAAACAAATTATATAAATAGGTAAGTATAAATAATAGTTATAATTATAACATAAAAAGAATATTGAACCCCAGACTGAACTCATACAGATAGGGCAAAGTAATAAAGGTTTGGCAATATTTGTTGGGAGTTGTTCAGCGTAATACTTTAAACGCCATAATATTTCCTTATCTGTTATTTGTCTATTAATATCAAAGTTATACTGGCTTGCAGCGTATAAACCCCAAATAAATGAAGAATTCGCAAACATAACCAGCATAACTTCGAACCAAAACAAACGTAACAGAATTAATGAAAACAAATCGTACAAATATATATTATTTCTGGAACTTTAGAAAATTTTTGTGCCACTGGTTACAATAATACCTGAAGCAGTCCAGAACGTCAGCTTTTCGACTTTCAGTTGAACGGTCTTTAATTATCTTGTTATCTTCGTCTACTTCTACAAACTTCATATCGTAAATTAATGAAGCTGCGTTTACTGGGTCAATACAAATATTGTAATTCTCTAATAAAGCGTTTACAAGCACTTTATTTTCGGTTATAGGTGGGTTTATTGACGGAACGAATAATTGCGAAGTAGAAAGATTTAATTTGCTTTTAATTACTTTATAATAGTTTAAGTTGTCCTGAACCATAGCCGAACTCGCTTTACCAGTCGCATCACCAGTAACGCTAAAAATAGCATTTGGGTACATAGCCAGTATAGCATCACAAAGGGAATAAATGTTACTGTTATTAAGTTTGAAAACATAAGGAACATAAATCGTTTCATTATAGTGCTGAATAACTGCGCAAGTTATCGGGTTTTTATTAAAGTCAAATGATAAGTAAAGATACTCATTAGGGTTATATTCGCAACTTCTGGAATGTTTCTGTTCATCAAAAGCAAAGCAAAATTTACCTGACTTGTCTTCTACGCCCCAGATACCTAAAGCGTAAATGTCGTAGTATAATTTATTAGTTAATTTTAAATCAGTAATCGTTTTAACGTCTCTTTCAGTTAAAAATAAATTGTCTTTGTAGGTTGTATGAATATACTTGTATTTTGTTCCGTCTGCGTTTAAATCTTCTATTCTATCAATTACATTTCGTTTTAGCCAGTGATATTCACTAATAGGGTTAAAACAACCTATAAACTGAACGTAATTATCTTTTTCGCCCCTTACACGAAGCATAGTTTGTGTAAAGTCTTCAAAGGTAAATTCTGTTAACTCGTCATAAAGTATGGAAGTTATTCCGTGAATAGATTTAATCTTTTCTGGTTCGTCCAAACCTCTGCAAACTATTTCGTTTCCAGTAGGTAAATGAAGAATGTTTTTTTCGGTCTTGTTAAATTCAAATTCGCTTTCCAGCTTCCATTCATAAATAAGCGACCTGAATAATGGATAAATACTTTCCTTTAATGTTTTATCTACTTTTCTTAAAGCAAGTATTTTATGTCCTTTTTCGGTTAATACACGTAGTAAAACCTTTTGGTGTGCGAAATACGATTTTCCGCTACCAGAACCACCGTAAAGTAGAAGTATTTCTGTTTTATCATTTAATAACGGCTTATAAACTGGATTGACTTCTATTCGAAGTTGGTTTTGCATCTTCTATGATTATAGTTTTAATACCAATTTCGTTACCGTTTGAAGTATGGTCTATTTGTTGTTTTGCTTTTCCGTACGCCCTATCTAATAGTATTTCCGCTGCTCTTACGTCTCCTTTTGCTGCCTTTGCTCTTAACGCTGCTAAAATTGCTTTTGCTGCAGTTACTCCGTCTTTTTCTTCCCCTAATACCTCGTCTAATAATTTATCTAAATGCGGTAATTTAGGCGGTCTTCCAGCTGGGTTGCCTGACTGACCTTTTTTAAATGGTTTTAAGTTTTTTTCGTTTGCCATTTTTCACTGAAATCTCATTGTTATTTAATAAAACTTAAAAACTCTTGCCTACATTTATCTTCGTCTTTAAATACTCCCAGTAATTTACTTGTAATAGTCCAAGTATCGTGCTTTTTTACCCCTCTCATACACATACATAAATGCTGGGCTTTCATACTTACTGCTACTCCTTTAGGACTTAATTCATTTTGTAGTCTTTCAGCTATTTGAGTAGTTATTCGTTCTTGATTTTGAAATCTGTTTGCGTATAAATCAACTGTTCTGGCTAATTTACTTAAACCTATTATTTTATTGTTTGGAATGTAGGCTACATTTGCATATCCAAAAAACGGTGCGGTGTGGTGTTCGCATAATGAATAAAAAGGAATATTTGTTTGAATAATCATTTCGTCTGTTTGTTCAGCGTCAAACGAAGTAAAATTAAATTCTTTCGGCTCTAAAAACTCTTTTAGGAATTTAATATATCTTTTAGGTGTTTCCTTTAGTCCCTCTCTGTTTATATCTTCGCCTAAATGTTTTAATATTTGTTGAAAGTGCCATTCAGGACTATTTACAGAATATTCCATAATTTATGATTTTGTAGTGATAATTTCCATTTTCCGTTCTCTATACATAGATTAATACAGTGCTTTAAATTATCTGAATTAATATTAAAGCCGTCTGAATGTGGACTTATCCAGTAATGTTTTGCAGTAATTGACGGTTCAGGTATGCTTTGACCTTTATGTCTTACGTATCTTAATTCTTCAACTCCGTCTGGAAAATTCTTTTTAATTACGTGTTCAGCTACTTTTGGACTTACACAAATAAAATCAATACCTTTTGGAACTGGGTTTAAACCACTTGTTTCAATAGCTTGGTAAAAACCTAAATCTTTAAAGTAACTAATTATTTCTTCTGTTAGCTGGTCTGTAGGTTCTCCGCCAGTCCAAGTTATTTCGTTACATTTTGGTGCGTTTGTATGGCAAAATAATGCTATTTCTTCTATACTCATTTCTTTACCACTTTCAAACTCTGTGTCGCATTTTATACCAGCAGCATAGCAAGCGTTTTTTGCTTTGCATCCAGTTAAACGTATAAAAATTGTTGGCGTTCCTATTCTTGCTCCCTCACCTTGTAAGGAATAAAAGATTTCTGATACTTTAAGCTTCATAAATTACATTACTTGATTTAGTTTCTCTTAATTCTATTTTATTTATTGGTAATTGTGTTTCGTTCTTTATTCTTGAAAATAACCATAAACTCATATTTTCTGCCGAAGTTTCAAAAGGCATTTTTTTGTATGGCTCTCCAGCTAAATTTAGTACTTCGCATAAAGGGTCATTTTCATATAATAAAAACCAGTGGCAGTATTCTTTAATTATAGGTTCAACTAATTTATCTATATCGCTAAATAAACAAGTAACTCCACCGTCATTTATTTCATTAAATTTAAAATAACATAATACATCGTAAGTATGTCCGTGTATTCTTCCGCATTTTTCACCAGCTAATTTATTTCGGTGTGCTGCGTAAAAATGGTATTTCTTTTGTATTATCATACTTCAGTACTATAATATTTATTTTTATTTGTTTTTTTAATTACTTGAAATTTAAAATTACCAATTAACGGCATATTTATATAGCATTTAATTAAATATTGATATATTTTTAAATTTAACCAGTTGCTATCTTTATATTTATCGAATAAAGGTAAAATATTTCTTGTTCCTAAAATAACTTCATCATATCCTAATTTTTTACATTCTGCAATAAGATAATAATTTCTATTTTGTATATCAGTATGCCATTCTCTTTTTTCTATCTTTAATTCAATTCCTTTATTTTGACAGTATAATTTTGCACATTCTAATTCTTCTTTACAATATGTTTGTCCATAATCAAAAAATATACAGTCATAATTTTTTTCTATTTCTCCGCAAGCAATGCTATCAGCACCACCACTTAATAATAATGCTTTTTTTGTTGTTTTATAACGATTAATAACAATAGGCTTCCACCTAAAAGATGAAGTATGAAATGGTATATCTAATATTATATGTAATAAATAAAATAAAGCTAATATAATATTAAAATAAAATAATATTATAGGTATAAATAAACTATGTGAAATATCATAAAATATCTTATATTTTACATTCCACTTGTTAAATTTATTTTTATTTAATTCATTTGGAATTAATGCAATATCTGGTAATAAACTACCAAATAATGCTAAAGGTTCTTTTGTAATTAAATAACTTATTATGCCAATAGAGGTATGTCCAACAATGTGCATTTTTTTTGTTCTCTTATGTATTTATTTATAATTTGAAAAACTGTATTTCTTTTAAAACCCATTTCAACTATCTCTTTTTTTGATTTTCCTTTTTTAAATAGTTCTATTATTTGCTCTGTTATTTTCATTCTTTATTTATTTTGGTTTATTTATAAATTATTTAAAGCATATTTTTGAAATTTTATCCATTCATTAAAATTATTTTCATTCATAGCATCTATTATGCCTTTTTTTGTTTTTTTTCCAATACTTGCCGCTTGAATTTTTTTTATTGTATCACCAGTAAATTTTTGATATTCTCCAAATTTTCCAGCATTAAGCCAAGTTGTGCTATCAACAGAATAAAAAGGTATAGATTTTAATTGTTTTAAACAAGTATATCCAAGACCGTGTACTTTAACATTTTTATTTTTTGCATAGCATACTAAAGCATTTAATTTTTCAGGGTTTGTCCTTGTCCATTTACTATCGTGTCTTCCACTTGCACCTATTGCTATATATTTATATTCTTGACATATTTTTTTATAGTATTCTGTTCCTAAAAATATGTGCCAAACTGGGATTGATTGAATACCAGTTTTTTTTTCTATTTTTTCTCTTAATTTTTCTGTTTCTTTAATTCCAATAACTGAATATATATCTAATTCAAAATATTTATCAATTTTATATTTATTTATAAAATTAATATAATCATTTGTATATAATTCCCAGTCAATATTTTTTTTATTTTTTCCTATAAATGTAAAAGCACCACTATCTAAAATAAAATTATTTTTTAAAAGTAAATCTATTGAACCTATATGTTTATTTATATAAGCATAACTTTCTAAAACGCTTATAGAGTATTTAATATTTTGTAATTGTTTTTTATTTATTCCAGCTAAATAAACAATCATACGCCAAGCAATTTTAATATTATTTGTTCTTTACTTCCTGAATGTTTTTTAAATGCTTCTGTTATTGCGTTATAATCTTCTTCCGTGTATTCTAAAACTATTTTAAATACTTGTTCTTTTTCACTATCACCATTATCCTCAAAAAAACTATCTAAATCTATTTCATTATTTGATTTCCACGCTTCTAACCCCCATTCATTTAATTGTTCAATATCAAAGTTATTAGCGGCGGTATCCCAATCCCATTCTCCAGTATTTGCATTCAAACGAATATTTAATTCCTTTTCATCTTCTAAACTTAAATCAACTATTACGCATTCTATTTCTTTATAATTTAACTTTTTTAATTCTCTTACTCTAAAATGTCCGCCAACAATATGGTTAGTTCTTTTATTTACTATTACTGGTTCAACAACTCCAAATTTTTCTAAAGAAGTTTTTAAATTATCTTCTTGCTTTTTTGTGCTTTGCCTTGGGTTATAAGGTGCTGGAATTAAATCAGTTAATTTACGTTTTTCAATAACTAATTTTTTATTTAATTGCTCTGCCATTTATAGGATATATTACTGTGTTTATTTTTGTTCCTTTTTTTATTTTTTTCTTATTTTCTAAAAATAAATCATTTAATAGTATTTCATACTGCCTACCATAATAACCTATCCCTTCTCTATCTTTTTCTGTTTTAATACTACCAATATATTTATTTTCTATGTAGTATTCTTTAAAATAACCTAATTGTTCAAACATTGCTTATAATTTTAAATTCATTACAAATATAATAAATATTTTTTAAATATAATAATTTTTTTTATTCGTTGTATATGTGTGAGTTTATGGCTGCTATCAGCAAGTTAGCACCAATTAGCCAACGCTCGGTGGAGTCGGTAAGGGCATCCAATATTCTACGCTTTCAATATCACAGCAATAATCATCCCCATCTTCATCATCCCAACATTCATGTTCATGATTAAACTGCAATATCATTACTTGTCCTTTGTAATAAACCAAGCATGGAACTTGTGAATATCTAACATTTGGTTGTCTTTCAGGTTGTTGTTCTTTTGTTTTAATCCAATTCATATTATTTAGTTTTTAATTGTTTCTAATTCCAACGCACTTTAACTAGTGCTAACAGCAAATAAGCAAAACTCCGCTATCGCTACGCTTCGCCTATCTGCAAAACGTTACCTACATAACTGCTTCTATTTGTTCTAAAGTTAAAGTTTCAAATATAACCCTTAAATGAAGTTGTTTGCATAAAATTATTACTTCTTCTTCAAAGGTTAGTTTTTTTTCCTTTCTTGCAGCTATTCTGTCTAAAATTTCCCTACTTGCTGGAACGCCTTTGTTTTGACCGTTTAATTTAAAATTTCTTACCCTTGTTTCAGCTTCCAGTCTTATACTATCTTTTAATTCTTTAGTAAAGTTTTTTATCATTCCTTTTTCTTTTAACCAGTCGTAAGCTACGTTCGCTGGGTCGTATAATACATCGCTTGTTTTATATTTATCAAAACAATAAAGCGTAAAGTTTTTTGCTGCGTCCATATTTTCTATTTCTTTTCTTTCCTGACTTATTTTATTTTCGTGTTCCCTTTGTTTTATTATTGCGTTTGCCCTATCTTCTGAATTAATGTAGCTTTTTAGGAAATGATTAAAGCTAACTGAATTAATTCCGTAATAATCGCCAAATTCACGCCTTATTCCTTTTTCTATTGCTTGTTTTAGTCCGAATGGACTTATTTTATTCTTATACGGAAGCGTTTCGTTTATTAAACTGCTTGTAATTAGTTTTAAAAGCGAATTATCTACTTTAGCTTGTCCAGTATCCATAAAAGCTTTTAATACGATTTCTCGGCAGTATTTTTCAACTTCTATATGTTCGTATTCAGCTATTTTTTTACTTCGATTATCTAAAATATAATCTTTTTCTACTTGTAATAAATTTGGACTAAAGTTCACCGAACTTTTTTCCAGTAACTGGTTTGTTTGCATAGTCGTCTTGTATTTGGTTATAAAGTTGAATAAAATTTTGTGCTTTGCCTATTTGTTGGTTATTATTTTGTTTTAAAGGAAATAAACCTGAATAATTATTAGCTATTGAATTTTCAATTATTTGTCTTGCTACGTCTGGGTCGTTATTTGAAATAGTAAGTAAATTTTTATAGCAAATTTCTAAACTTTTTTGTGTTTTATACTTTTGATTTTTATTCTTCTTATACTCCAGCCATAATTCAAAACAGTTTAAATATTCAAAATCAACAAATGATAAATCTATATTATTTTTATTATCATTATTATTTTTATTATTATTCTTATTATCGGGTTTTTTGGGTTCTTCTGGGTTTTCTTTTTTCGGTCTTCCACCATTTTTTCCATTATTTCTATTTCTATTTACTACGTTGTCATACTTCTGTAAGTCCCGTTCAAATTGACTTTTAAAGGAATAAAAAGCTAAATTAACCAACTGGGTTATTTGGGTTTGTTTGGTTTTATTTGGGTTATGATATTCAGCAATTAACTTAAATAATTGTCCAGCTTGTTCGTCTGTTAATTCTTCTAAAATACCCAAACTGTCTATATGTAATATAAATGATTTTCTCATATATAAATTAAATTAAAGCACCGCATAAGTTATTCCGAAGGTCGCCGTCAAGATACCTTTAATAACTTACTTGGTGCTATATATTTACTTATTTTTTTAGCTAACATTTGACGACGTTTAGCGGTTTAATTTTACAAAGATATAAATTTTATTTCAATTCCTTTAAAATATTTTTATAGTATTGAATTTTTGCGTTTATTTCTTCAATAGTCCATTTTAAAGGTTCGTGCTGCTTCTCCAGTTCTTCTACCATATCGTTACCTATTTTTTTAATTAGGTTTATTCGGTAGTTAATTAAATTACCTGAAAGATAGTTATTGCACTTACTACATTGTTTATTGCAGTTTAATTCATTAAATCGAAGTTCTGGCGTACTTCCTACGCTTCTGTAATGTCCAGCGTGATATTGAATGTCTTTTTTATTAGTTCCGCAGCTAATACACGCTAAATCTTTATCACGTAAGCGAATGTACTTGTTAAAGATAGTTTGTAGTTCTTTTAAATATTCGTTTCTTGTTTTTAGCTTTAACTTTCTTTCCTTAACTATTTTCTTCCAGACTTTCTCTTTATTAGCATCAACAAAACAGTAAGTAGAACAGAACTGGTCTGTAGACAAATACTGTCTAAATATAGTTCCGCACCACTTACACGGTTTGTCTTTTATTTGTTTCAATTTAAAAGGTGTTTAGGCGTTGATTTTTTATCTAAAGTATAATTCATATAATTTCCAGAAGTTCCAAACCTTGTTTTAAAATTAATTCTTTCACGCTTAAATTTATAACCTTTTTTCTCAAAATCTGGAATTCTTCTTGCTATTGAACTGCAGCCAGTTAATTCAAAGGTATTTATCCAGTTTAGCGTTCTTCCTTTTTTAAGCAAGTTTAATACTGCTTCGATTTGTGTTTTGGTTTTCATTGTTTTATTTTTTAAAGGGTTTGAAATTATTATTTACTTCTTTTTTATTTGTATTATGTCTTGTTACCGCATTCATTATAGCATATTTTAAATTATCGTATGGGTCTAATTCGTTTATTTCTTCACGGTCTGTTATAGTACCAAAAGCAAACTTATAATTAAACGTAAAAGCTAACATAGTAAAATGTCCTCCGTAATATTCTTTTGCTATATAATCTGCAGCAGTTAGCCATTCTTCTAAACTGCTATGTTCTGTTAGTAATTTTATCATTGTTTATAAATTAAAAAGGTGAAAATTCGTCTTCTTGTATTCTTTTAGACTTTGCTTGTGCTTCGTCTGGAACATCAACTACTTTTTTATCTGTATCGTTACTCCAAACAACTTTTCCATTACCTAAATATTTTTTCGGCTTTCGTTCCTCTCTTTCTTCTTTACTTTGTTCGTCATAAATTGAAACGTCTTGTCCATACTGGTTTTTTTCGTCACTTACAATTATACCTACATTGTAATATTTTGCGCCATTTTTACCAGCTACAATTTTTGTTCTGTCGATTTTGTTTAAATCAATACTTGCGTTAATAATTTTCATTGTTTATTTATTTAAGGGTTAGTAAAAATTTACGTGCTTCATTTATTCGTGCTATAATTTCTTCTATTACTGCTTCGTCTCGCTGAACTTCAAACATTACTATTCGTTCTTCTTTTGGTATATCAAAAGTCCAGTCCTTACAAATTAAATCGTAGTTTGGGTATTCTTTAAAGAATTCAAAACTATCAAATATATTATTTTTTTCTACTTCTATTAATTTTTCAATATAATCTGGGTTGTTATCTTCAGGACAGTTTAATGAATAATAAATTCGTTCTTTTTCCTTTTGTATCAAATGTAAAGGCGTATTCAGTAAACAATACGCAATATTCCACTTTAAAGCACCAGTAAGCCACATATAACAATGCGCTTGGTAATAATAGTCAGAAAGTAATTTATCGTCTTTATAAGGCAAAGTAAATAAGTCCCAGCTACATTTTATATCAAACCCCTCTGTAGACGTTGTAATTGTTTCGCCTAAATAACAGTCAGGCTCTCCAGTTACATAATTATTGGTTAATCGCTGGTCGTTCTTTTTAAGTAGTTTGTTTAAAGTAATTGAAAGTAAATCTATTCCAGCTTCTTCTTGTGCTATTCCTTTTTCTATGTACTTATTAGAAATATCTTTACGTCTTCCGTATTTCATTTCTCGGTAATACTGCTTTAAATAACTTTTAACAGTTTCGCCCATTTGTTTACCGCTTCTATCGTTAGTCATTATTTTGCCAACTGCAGACGCTCTAAATACTATTTGTTCCATTGTCTTTTTTTTTCAGGTTTATATTAATTTACTTTCTCTTTCTTTAATTAACTTGTGAAATTCTTCTGGAAGTTCATTTAGCAAAATATTTATATCGCTCAAAGTTTTAGCAGCTTCAATCATTCTAACCGCTCTTTCTTTTACTCTTTCCTCTTTCGCTACTTTAATTGAATTATCTGTATTGTATTCCAGTACGTCTTTACGGTTTAAATCTCTACCAAATAACTTTCCTACGTGTTCCGCAGCGTCTTTTATTGCGTAACTTTTAGCCATTGGTAAAGCCATCATAACTGCATTATTATTAATGTTTTGTAATTCGGCTGGACTACTACCTTGTTTTGTTTGTAGCTGAACTGCACCTACTCCGTCGTGGTAACTCCATTCGTTAGTTAAAAGCGATAAATAATGTAGTCTAATAGTTACATAAACAGAATTAAACATTACCCCCTCTCTGATTACTTCTACTCTGTATTGCTTAAAGATTTTCTGTAATAATGTTTCTACTATTCCTATTGGAATGTATTTACTGTTATTAGCATACTTATTTACTTTTACCCACTCTTGTTTTGGGTCTGAATTTACAAGCTGATTAAATCTGTCTTGTTTGAATGCCAGTTCTATATTTTCTTCGTATAGTTCGGCAAGTGTTGGAAGTGTTGTTTTGTTTTGCATTGTTTATTTGTTTTGGTTAATATTCTGTAAAGTTATTAATATTTTTTAAATATTACAAATAATTATTAGTAATATCTATCCCGTCTTGAATTAATCTGTTATTCTTAATTACTACATTTCCTATTGTAGCGCCATTATCTATTGGAAATAATAATTCTTTCCAGCTTGTAGTTTTATATTCAGGCTGCTGCTCTAAAATTATATGCAATTCTTTTTTCTTATGTGCTACAATATTATGTATCTGATTAACAATTTGATGCGTTTTAGAATAGCTTAATTTATATTTTTCGGTAATCGCTGAATGATAACTGTTTTGTAATAGTTCGTAAATTTCTTGGTATTGTTCGTCTGAAAGTCCGTAACGCTTCCATTCTATTTTTCCTAATTTCATTTTGTTTTGGTTTTAAGTAATTAAATAAACCAGCTAACGCCCGAACGCTGGTTTTATCTATGATAGGGTACAAAGAACGATAGGCGTTGTTTTATCTTAAATAAATCGTGAAACTTCTTTAGGTTTGATTGCAAAAGGATAGGTTATTTTGTAACCGTCTGGGTATAATTCGTTTGGCGGAAATGAAGAACTAATTATTCCGCAACTATCTTCCAGTTTTATTTCTCTTTCTTCCTCTTGTATGAATTTTATATACTTATATAAAAATTCACGAATAATTGTTAGGTTGTCCATTCTATAACTTTTAAAATTACTAAATCGGTTAAATTTTGGTCTTTCAGGAACTTTTTTACTGCTTCAGGCTTGTTATCACGATAAACTACTTCGCTATCTATAACGCCTTTATAATTGTAAATAATCTTAAATAGTCTCATATTTGGCAGCTTTATGGTTAATATATGAAACTACTTGTTGTAATGCTAAATAAAAATCTTCTGAATTACAATGTTCATCCGCACACTTTAAAGCGGTTGTTGGACTTATAACCGATACTGAATAATATTCAGCGTGCCAGTACTCGACCTTAATAGCGGTTTGTTGGTCTATTATTTTATAATAGCTTGTTTTTGATTTGCAATAATAAGGAAGTTGCAAATGATAATCAATTTCTGTTTCTAATTTTACTTTGAATGTTGCTTTCATTGTTTTATAGTTTTAGTTGTTAGTTAAATTGTTCGTATGCTTTTATTTTTAAATCTTCCAACCCTCTTTGAGCTTCTTTGATTGCTTTTTCAAAAGATATTTTTTCACTTTCAATATATCTTTTCATAGCTATTTCTTTTAATTCATCCCAACTTTTTCTTACATCTGCCCATTTACCTATTAAATAATATGTTCCAGAATCCCAAGGCTTCGCAGGTTTCCCTTCCCATCCATTTTCGTTCATCTCTTTCAAAGCCGAATCATAGTTTGGGTGTCTTTTTTTCCAAGCATTACCATTAACAGAATAATATTCGTGATTAACTCCTAAACAAAAAGGGTCTGGAGATTTATCATCATACCATATTACAATTTCTTCAAAGTAATTTTCTCTTTTACTTAGTGCAACAAGTTCTAATATCTCAACTGGAATTGGAGTTATATTATAACTTTCAATACTTACTTTTCTCGGACATATAGTTTCACAAATTCTAACATAAGACTTTTTTAAGTGCATAAATGGAATAGGACTTTTATCTTTTTTTACTACATTCCTTTGACCACTTAATCCTAATTCATCTACATATTTATTCCAAGCATCTAACTGCTCGTTGTCATAGATTAAATCTATTGTTTCTTCTGTTAAGAATGTTTCTACTATTGTTTTCATTGATTCCGAATTGTTTTTTAATAAATTATTCATAGTTATTTTTTTTAGTTGTTAGTTAATTAAGTTCTTCTAATATATCTTGCTCCATATCCTCAAAGTCATACTTCGCAGCATCGAGTAGCTTAGTAATATCTATGCCTTCATACTCGACTTTCTGAATCTCGAAACAAGCTGATTCGGGTGGTGTTAGGTAAGTTGCACCAATCTCTTTGTGGTAAACTCCTGTTACATCTACATCTATCTCTAAGATAATTGTAGCCTTTGTTGTGTGTTTGTACTCTGTCATTGTTTTTAGTTTTAGTTTGTGGTAACAAAGGTATATGACGATTTCATCACAACCAAATGTTTTCTTAAAAAAAGTTATAAGTAATTGTAAATGAGGAAGATTAATTTTCTATTGCTATGCTTAATCTATGTCCTAATGCAAATAAATACCTACCTAAACTCGATACATTATACCCTAATCCACTCTCGATATTTATTATCTGTCGCATAGATAAGCCACTTAATTTAGCTAATTGATTCTTACTAAATCCTTTCTTCTCACGCAGTTCTATTAGCTTCTTGCCTAAACTTTTTATGCTTGTTTCTATCGTAACTATTGCCATCTTATTTTTTATTTAATCGTTCTATCTTTCTATTCAGATACCACAACGCTTTCTTTAAATCTTGCTCATAACTATCTTTTTTTCCTGCTCTCAATATATACTTGATTACATTAAACAGATAGGCATCTTTATCTAATTCGTAATGCTCTATAATCTTTATTACTTCATACGGATTACCCTCACCTCCGTAGTGTTCTGGATGGTTTACTTTCTCACTCATACTGCAAAGGTAATGATTATTTCGTCATAATAAAAAAAGCCTCACATTTCTGCAAGGCTTCTTAACAAATTTAAAACGCAAATATGAAAGTTAAAGAACGAGCTACAAATGTAGTTGTTTTTTTAATATTTTCAATACTATTAGTATAAAAATTATTATCCAACTGAACCAACTCCACCATTTGTAGATAGTTTTTATCTCGCTTTCCTTTGGCTTTGGTAATAGTTTCATATCAGGGCAAGGTACTGGCGACTTTACCTGAATGGTATCGTGGATAGTTACCTTACGCTCCTTTATGATATACTTTATCTTATTATCTTTTACTTTAAACACTAAGTTAGTGTCTGTATAGTTTAGCTCAGGACAATTGGATGCTGTATAGATCGTGTCTACTTCAATCTGTGGTACATAAACATCTTTATTTACATAGATTGTGTCTGCATTATTTCCTATGAATAGTTCAGGATATTCTTGCACTATTACGGCCAACACTTCCTTCGATCCATGCTTCCTTATTTGCCTCTGTATCTGCTTTGTTTGGTTACAAGAGCTGAATATAACCATTAGTAAGATTAAACTTACTATTACTGATACTAACCTTATCTGATTATCTCTTTTCATACTTATAAATATAGTGATTATCTTTGTTATATGGCACGATTTACATTAGAATTATTGCAGCAAAAGGGGTTCAACCTAAAGGGTGATAAGGCAGAAAAAAAACCTACCAATTTACTCAATCTTAAGCAGAAAAACAAGTACGGAAACAAAAAAACTATTAATGCTGATGGTGTAAAATTTGATTCCAAACTTGAACATCATTTCTATAACCTGCTGAAAGACAATAACATTCCGTTTGAGTTCCAAAAGAAAATTTTGTTACAAAGTTCTTTCCGTTACGAGGGAGAAGCCATCAGGGAGATAGCTATGTTCATTGACTTCGCTATTGTCATAAACGATAATGTTATAGCCTTAGTTGATACAAAAGGTATGGTAATGCCTGACTGGAAATTAAAGCTAAAACTACTCAAAAAGATATTGCACGATACCAACAAATCCGTTCCTATCTATACTCCCCATAATCAGAAGCAATGTGCTGAAACGATTATCTATCTGAAAGAAAAAATCCGTACCTCATGAGCGAAGGTACGGACTTAACTAAAACTTATAACCCAAAACAAAGGCTACAATGAAAAACTGGTACAAATATACTAAAAATCTACATCATCCAAATACTTTGTGTAAATTTTATTCTTTAGTATACTATGTATGGTTGATCCATACCACTTGCCTCCATTAATTGTTGGTACTCCATCATCATTTAATAGTTTGGCTATTAGATTAATGCTCATCCCTTCCTTCCTTGCTTGGTATACCTCCTTAACTATCTTCATCTGATATGGAATAACTTTCATGTCTCCCTTTTGACTACAATCAAACCCATACATTTGCTTTACATAGCGTTTTCCGTTGTTTTTAGCGTAGTTCTTTACTGCACATACCCTTTCGCTTATTAAATTACTTTCAAGCTCACTAAGCGAAGCTAATAAGGTCATAAAGAAATGTCCGAAGGCAGTATCTGTACTGATTTTTTCCGTATAGCTGTGAAAACTTACTTCACATTGCCTGAGTTTATTCATCAGGTACAATGTATCGCTGGTACTCCTTGCCCATCTGCTGAGAGAATAAACCAACACATGATCAGTCTCATCATTCTCACACATGGCCATCACCTTGTTTAATGCAGGTCTATTCTCATACTTCCTGCCTGATATACCCTCATCGCATAGCTCAGCGACTACTTCATATCCATTGTACTTTGCATGGCCTCTTAGCAATTCTATCTGTGCATCTAAACTCATACCATTATCAGCCTGATTCTTCGTGCTTACTCTCGTGTACAAGACTACTCGGTTCATATACTTCCCCTCCGTTTCTCTCGCTTGATATACTCTGCCAATATTCGCTCAATAACATTGGTCAGACTTCGTTCTTCTGATTCAGCTAACTTCTTTAGGTCTGCCATAAGGTCTGGATATCTTTTGCTAAATCTTAATGTGAAGTTTCTTGAATTGTATTCTTTGATCTGTTTGTCTGTGTTCATCTTGCTTGGTTTAATTGTTAATACTTGAAAAGATTATGTAGTTCTTTATCATCTTGAATTCATTTGCCTTACTTGGCTTTAACTTCATCTGAATGGAAACCCATAATATGCAGTCCATAAACTCAGAGGCAGGCTGATCCAATATGGTTCGCCTTACTTCCTTCTCCTCGATGTCGATGTACTTTATGTACTTAAAAGATTCTTTATTCATAGTCTAAGTTTTAAAATAAATTCTTTATCTTATCAATGTTCTCCTCAAAGTCTCTTATGTACTCAGATACATGATGCGTAATTACTTTGTAATCTTTTTTGAATATCCGTACATCATCTATGTATACTTCAAAGATATGTGATGGCACATTACTAACTTCTTCTTTGTAGTTAATTACTTTGTAAGATATCTCTCTATTTTTTTTATTCATTAGTTTATGATGAGCTAACTCTAATGATTTATATTCATGATTTTTCATAGTTTTATAGTTTTAAAATTTACATTGATCGATTAGCGTTAGATATTCATCGTAATACTCATTGAAGATATCCTGAGCCTCATCCGTATAGGTCGTTCCACTTTCATCTTCTATGTATATTACCTTTGATTTGCTTAGTTCATATACCTTCATATGCGCTAATTCTGAGGCAAGTTCTATTGCATTTATCGTTACTTTTTCCATTGGTTTTAGTTTTATTATCCGTTTTTTACTATGTAATTTACCATCCCGAAGATTGCTATCCTCGATAAACTTTTACTCCATCCTTCTCCCTCCGGTTCATCTTCGAAGGGAACAATGGCATCTCTTACTAAGTTTATGTCGAACCCATTCTCTACTGCGAATCCGTACAATTGCTCAGTTATATCTCTTTCGTATCTTCTCGAATAGATATTATCTACATATTTTAACATCATTTCTTTTTCCATTGCGTTTAGTTTTATTCGTTAGTTACTTCATAGTAGTTCTCTGTTAACCTGCCATCCTGCTCATCGCAGATATCGTTTATCTCAGTCTGTATCATCTCCATTAAGTTCTCATCCATCTCAAATACATGGCCGTACTCACACAGCCTTTGCTTGATGGCGCATAGTCCATCTAACCTTTCTGATAATACATAGTCAGATAAGGTCTTTAACTTTGTTTTACTCATGTTTTTCATTTCGTTTGGGTTTTAAATTTATTATAGTTGTTTTTCTAATTATTACTGCAAGAGAAATATCCTGATGTAGATCTCAATTGATTCTCCTCGAATGATGCAGACTCCCATTCATCCTCATCGTGATTAGTTATTTCGTGGAAATATCTTGCTAACTGATCAGCTAACTTCACTAACTTATCATGATCCTGCCAATCTCTCATGTTGCAGTCATTGTTGATCCTGCCTAACATCCCTCCTCCTAAGTAGTTCTGATATGCAGTCATCTTTCCTCCCCTGAATCCCCATGCTGATAAGTCTATCTCAATCCCTCCTCCACGATGTGAGGCCTGAAGTCTTAATGTGTTTTTCTCGATCTTTTGTCTTGTTCTTGCTGTTAAATTTTTCATAGTTTTAAGTTTTAAATTGTTAGTTAATCGTGTTTAGTTTAGTTTATAATTCAATTACTTGCTTAGAATTTAGATCGTATACTGACCTCTGCTTATGTGCCTCTGCAAACCTTAAACTTGCAGGTGAATGTGACAATATCTTTACTGCATCA